TAGATTATATTTGTTGGATCACCCTTGTATTTTTTTGGATATGAAGGTTGGTATTTTCCCTTATATGACATCTAAATACTTAATAATGTAAGACTCGTATAAGGTATTTAGAGTGCCAACACCCAGAAAAATATCCGAATTCAAACCAATAATTACCAATCTTGCACAAACATCTCATTATCAGGTAATTTTTGGTGCAATGAGTGATAACTTGTTGTCTTATCTAGCACAAAACGGTGTATCGGGAAGATTTGTTGCGGAAGATGCCGGATTGTTGTGTGCTTCTGCATCTTTACCTGGAAGTAGTTTGGCTACTGCTGATATTAGTGGAAATTATATGGGTGTGTCAGAAAAAATGGCGCATACGAGAATATTTACTGAGATTGGATTAGAATTTTATGTTGATGCAAATTACACCATGATGAAATTTTTAGAATCATGGATGGAGTACATTGCCTCTGGATCTGATGATGATGGTGTAGATCCATATTCTAAAAATTACTATTATAGAATGAGATATCCTGAGGAATATAAATGTGATACAACAAAGATTATTAAATTTGATAGAGATTATAAAAATTCTATAGAGTATACTTTTATTGGAATGTTTCCTTTGAATTTATCTTCTGTTCCAGTTTCTTATGATTCTTCTGATATTCTTAAAGTGAATGCCACTTTTAGTTATGAAAGGTACATACCACAGTCTATTGGTTCCATCTAGTCTCCTTGCAAAATCAAAACCAGAAAGAGATAAAAAAGTAGAAGCAGGTCTTCCTTATGTTGGTAGAAATGTTGGACCTATAGGAAGGTGGCGTAGTATTCCATAAATAATCACAACTGAATTTCTATAGGTTATTATGCCTTTACCAAAGATCAATACTCCGATTTATGAATTGGAACTTCCATCCATCCACAAAAAAATTAGATATAGACCTTTTTTAGTTAAGGAAGAAAAAATTCTAATTATTGCAATGGAATCTGAGGACCAAAAACAGATTACAAACGCAATTAAGACAGTAATAGGAAATTGTATATTGTCTAGAGGAGTGAAAGTAGAGGACTTATCAACTTTTGATATTGAATATTTGTTTTTAAATATCAGAGGAAAATCTGTCGGAGAAAGTGTTGAGGTTTTGATTACTTGTCCAGATGATGGGGAAACACAGGTTCCTGTAAATATAGATTTAGATGCTATTCAGGTTGTAGTTGATCCAGAACACAATAGAGATATTGTTCTTGATGAAAACCTTACCATGAGAATGAGATACCCATCTTTGAATGAATTTATTAAAACTAATTTTAGTATAGAAGATGGTTCTGGTATAGATGAATCTTTTGATCTCATATCTTCATGTATTGAACAAATTTACAACGACGAAGAATCTTGGAGTGCATCTGATTGTACTAAGAAAGAACTTTCCGAATTTGTGGAACAGTTGAGTTCAAAACAATTCAAAGAGATTGAAAAATTCTTTGAGACTATGCCCAAACTTTCCCATACAATTAAAGTACTAAACCCAAACACTAAAGTTGAGAATGAAATTGTTTTAGAGGGTCTTTCTAGTTTTTTCGCATAGGTATGGCGCATACAGATCTTGCGTCATACTATAAAGTAAATTTTGCCTTGATGCAGCATCATAAATACTCTTTGACTGACTTAGAAAATATGATTCCTTGGGAGAGAGAAGTTTATCTCACTCTATTGCAACAGTACATTGAAGAGGAAAATTTAAAGCATCAACAAAAGAATGGTCTTTAATCATCAATGGCAAAGATAAACCCTTCAAAACTAACTAATAGGGATATCCTGGTTACAGGAAAGAATCCTTCTACCGGGGAATATCTTAGTGCGGCACAAAGAAAAGCACTTTTTAAAAAGAAAAATGTAAGTTCCCAGAGTGTCTTTGGAAAACCTGGAGCGATTGTAAAGACAAAACCTTCTTCAATAGTACCATCTGTTGCAAAGACAAAACCTTCTTCAGTAGCACCATCTACTGGTCTGCCCGGATATACTTTTTCTCATTTGGAAAAAAGGGTATCAGTTCTAGAAAATCAATTTAGTCAACTATCTAAGTTTTTAGTTGATGATGCTAATCGTGAAAGAAAGGATCAGAAAAAACTTCAGGCAGCACAGGACAGAGCACAAGAAAGAGGATCAAGACAAGAAGAGGAAAAGCAATTAGAAAGCACAGGACAAAAAATGTCCAACTTTTTGCTCTCTCCTATAAAAGCAGTTGGTGGTGCAGCCAAAGGAATCCTTGAAAGATTGATGGGATTTTTTGGAACTTTATTTGCAGGATGGTTAACAGATAAAGGAATAGAGGCAATAAAAGCACATGCCACAGGAAACTTTGAAAAACTAGAAGAACTTAAAAATACAGTATTAAAAAATCTTGGAATAGTAGCAGCAGTATTTGTTGGACTGAACGGTGGTCTTTTAGCACTTCCTGCACTTATTGGTGGAGTTGTAAAGGCAGTTGCTACTGTTGGTGGATTAATTGTAAAACTTTTATTATCTCCTGCTGGACTTGTTACACTAGCAGGTCTTGGACTGTCTTATGGTGGACAGGCAGTACGAGAACTTGGTGATCACATTAGAGGGGATGGAAAATCCTGGTGGAAAAATTGGATTGGTTCTAGTGTAGATATGTTGTCAGGGACTGCCGAAACGGTAGGATCTCCATTTAGAGCACTTTTTGAGTTTGTCAAATCTGGTGGAGATATAAACAAATCAAATCAAGTAATGGCATCTGTTGATGCTAATCTAAGAGAAAGTTTTAGAAAAGCACTAAACAATTTTGATTTTCTTAATATTATACCAGATGAAAAGGGTGGATTTGGTGTACTAGGTGCTTATGGAGATGCTGGAAGTAAAGCACTTTCTGCTGTTAAAAGTGGATCCAGACAAAACGTTCAACCAACAACTTCAGCAACACCATCTGCACCATCAACATCTTCTACTTCATCTTCTGGATCTTCTGGATCTACACTGGCACCAAATTTAGTTGGTAGTGGGGGAAATGGCAATCTCGCAGATGCTGCCCAAGATTTGAAAGGAATGAGTAGTTCTAGTGGTCCAGATGGTGGTAAAAATGGATGTGTGTGGGCAGTAAATCAAGTTTATAGGAAAGCTGGATTAACTCCACCATGGGGTTCTTCTTTATATGTTCCAGATGCCGAATCTAAAATGCAGGCAGCAGGATATATGCAGATTGGTTATGGTCAAAGATCACCTGGGGATATAATGGTGATGTATGATAGAAAATCTCCACCACAAGCACATATTGGTGTTGTTCTTGCCAATGGAAATGTACTATCAAATTCTTCAGGAAAAGCTTCTTTCTCTTGGGAAGCATCTCCAGAAGGATATAACGACTATTATGGGAATGTTGGTAAGATTTATAGAATGCCTGGAGGTAGTGCAGTCCCCATAACTGGATCAACGCAATCTTCTGATGTTGCAATGCAAAGAAGAACATCTACACCAAATGTTGGAGCACTTGGAGAGCCATCACCAAATATAGTATATAAAAAGGTTGCTGCTCAGGGTGGAGGAGGTCAAAAACAACCATTGAAATCTGGATCAGCAACAGATGTTCCTAGAATATCTTCTTCCAATCCTGATAATTTCTATACATTATATTCCCAAATCGCTTATAACGTGGTGATGTAAGATGATAGGAGCAATTGCAGCAGGAATAGGAAGAATAGCAGGAAGCGCAGCAGCAAAGGGTTCTGCTCGTGCCACTGTAAAAGCAACAACTACAAAAGTTGGAAAAAACGTTTTTAAGAGAGCTATTTTAAAAAGGAGAAGAATCAAAAGTCAAACATTTGTAGATAATAAAAAAAGATATAAGAAAAATGCAGAAGATAGAAAAAGAAAACAAAAAGAGGCAATGTTGGAAAAAGTTCCATCAAAACCTGGAGCGGCAGGTGCAGCAGCAAACGCTCCTGGAATGAATTTTCTAGAAAGAATTTTAAACTTTATAGGAACTTTATTAGTTGGATGGTTAGTCAATAACTTGCCAAAAATTATTGAGTTTGTTCAAAATCTTATTACAAGAATAAAAAATATAATTAAAACACTGAAGAATTTTATTTCAAACATAGGAAAATGGTTTACTGGCATTGGAAAAGTTATAAGTTCTGCTTTTGAGAATTTCTTAAATCTTGATTTTACTGATAGTTCTGGTAAAGTTAGTAATGCAATGAAAGAATTGACAGATTCTTTTGAGGCAATGAAAAAAGATATTGAAGATGGTAAAAAACATCTTACAACTCCTCTTGGTCAGGGTACTGGAGAAAGTAGTAGTGCTCAAACTCTATCTGAATCTGGTGAATCTGCTTCTCAAGGTTCTGGAGGGGGATTAAATGCTGCTCAGTCCGTTGGCGGTGGTGGAGCATATGGCGAATCATCCCTAATAAATGCCATGAACAAGGCTGGGATAAATGACCCAACGGAAAGAGCAATGTTTCTTGCTCAAATGGCACATGAGAGTGGTAATTTTAGATATGATGAAGAAATAGCGTCTGGTGCCGCATATGAAGGTAGACGAGATCTTGGAAATACGCAACCCGGTGATGGTAAAAGATATAAAGGAAGAGGATATATTCAACTCACTGGAAGAGCAAATTATAGAAATTATGGTAAGAAAATAGGAGTTGATTTAGAAAACAATCCAGAATTAGCAAAAAGACCTGATATTGCTGCTGCTATTGCTCTATCTTATTGGGATGCTCGTGTAGATAGAAATGCGGCGAGATCTGGAAATGTTAGAAAAGTAACTTATAATATTAATGGCGGATACAATGGATTAGCAGATAGAGAATCTAAATTTAAGAAATATCTAGGAAAAACTGGAGGATCTGGTGCAACTACTCCAAATATTGCTTTAGTTCCTAGTTCTGCTGTCCAAATGGCACAGAGTAATTCTGGTTTCAGTACACCTACTTTAGCCCCATCATCCACACCATCAACACCACAAAGTGTTCAAATAAGTTCCAATAAATCTTCTGCGATAGAGTCCAGAGCATTATCACAGGAAAGAGTTGGTCAACAAATAGTCATAATTGAAGAAGAAGCACCAATGATGTCTGGTGGTGGATCTGGTGGCGGATCTTCTTCTGTCATTGTCATGGGTGCATCATTAAATAGTATTATGAAAAAACAACTATTAACATCCTTAGCATATACATAAATGTCGGCATCAAATTCTTCTTTATACGAGACTTTAATATTGGAATCTAACGATCAACAAAGAACTGTTGATCTTAAATTGGGCGCGATTTCTATAGATTACTACGAGGATATATTTTCACCAACTATTACTGCAAAAGTAAGAGTGGTTAATACTGGTGATTCTATTACTGGTAAGAATGATAAACTACAGTCGATTTATAATGGTCTTCCACTAAGAGGTGGAGAGAGACTTCGTATGAAAGTATTGGATAGTGGGAAAGGTAAAAAAGGACTGGATTTTTCTTCAAAGTCGGAAAAGTATCTTTATGTTTCTAGTATTACAGACATAGTTTCCGAATCCCAAAAAGAAACATTTTTGCTAAATCTGGTATCTCGTGAGGCAATTTCAAATGAGACTACTAGAGTTGCGAGGAAATATACTGGAACAATAGATGAATCTGTGAAGAAAATTTTGAAAGATGTGATATCAACAACAAGATTCAATGATAGTGATATAGAAAAATCTCAGAATAAGTATTCATTCATTGGAAATCTTAAAAAACCTTTTACTATTTTAGTTTGGTTGGCATCAAAAGCAGTTCCAGTTTCTTCTGGTGATGCTACTGCTGGATTTGTATTCTATCAAACTAAAAATGGATTTAAATTTAAATCTATTGATGAGTTAATTAAACAAAAATCAAAAGCAACTTACTATTATACCGAAGTTAATGAAAGTAGTAATAAAAAAGATAATGATTTTAAAATCTTAAATTACTTTACTGATAAAAATCAAAACTTAATTGAAAAACTAAGACTTGGAACATATGCTAGTCAAAGGATGTTTTTTAATCCATTAGACTTTAACTTCACACCTTGGGAAGATGGTAAGTTTCAGTTTGCAAAGTATAAAGATAGATTGGAAAATCTTGGTGGTAGAGGGAAGGTTCAGTTACCAACAATTGGGGAAGGATCTGATGTTTCTTTGGGTGATGTTCCTTCCAGAATTTTATCTGGTGTTGTGAGTGTCGGAACACTTGATAAGGACATATCCACAGAAACTAATGCTGACCCAGAGAAATATCAGGCACAATCTATTATGAGATATAACCTTCTTCTCACACAATCCATAAGTATGATGATTCCATGCAATACGGATTTGAGTGCTGGAGATGTTATTGAATGTAAGTTCCCTAAAATATCATCACAAGATTCTGGTGAATTTGATACCGAAACAAGCGGTCTATATATGATAAAGGAATTGTGTCATCATTTTGAACCTAATAGTTCATACACGTCTTTGAAATTGGTAAGAGATAATTTTGGTATCCGTAAAGAACAGAACTAAAAATGATAGAAGAATCATTACTTAAAAGTAATTTTATTGGTAGAGATGGATTCCGTTGGTGGATTGGTCAAATTGCCCCAACTTCTGCATGGCAAGCACAGGCAGATGGAAGAGGATGGGGTCATAGGTATAAAGTAAGAATACTTGGATATCATCCCTATAATACATCAGAACTTTCTGATGATGATTTACCGTGGGCAGGAGTTTTGATGCCTACAACTGCTGGTAGTGGTGGTGGTCAAAAAGCACAAAGTGCTCAAATTGCTCAGGGTGAT